GCCACGTTCCCTGTCTACTACCGGCCGAGGCCGTACCAAGAGGAGCTCCACCGCATGTGGAGATCCAAGCGGTACGGCCTCGCCGTGCTGCCCAGGCAGACAGGCAAGGACGTGGCCGCGAGCATGGAGCAGTGCTACGCGCGGCTCAAGACCCCGAAGACCACCGGGGTGTACATCAGCCTGAACAACCCCACCGTCCGCGACATCCTGTGGGACAAGACGTACATCGACCCGCCGTCAGGTGACTACGTCCGTGGTCTGCAGGACAACGTGCCGGCCGAGGAGGTGGACTGGAAAGACACCGTGATGGAGGGCAAGTTCACCAACAAGAGCAGGCTCAAGCTGCAGGGGTACTTCCAGTCAGGCAAGGACACCTCGGGGGTCGGCACCTCGTTCCAGGACTACACGATCACCGAGCTGGCACTGTTCTTCCGCGAAGACCCCGTGCCCCGGCTCACCCCCATCCTCGAGAACCGGGCCGAGAACAAGCGGCTGATGGTGGTCAGCACGCCCCGCGGTCGGCGCAAGAACCCACTGTGGCAGCTGATGGAGTCCCTCAAGCACAACCCCGAGGCACAGGTCATCGTCCGCACGATCGACGACCTGAACGACATCATGGTCAAGGCCGGGCTGCCGCCGGTACTGCGGCAGCACGAGCTCGAGATGATCCGCGAGACCTACCTCAAGCGGTTCGGCAACGACCGGATGTTCGAGCAGGAGTACTACGTCTCCTTCGAGGAGATGGACGCGGCCGCCGTCTACGGCGAGGCGTACATGAAGATGGTGGCCGAGGGCCGCATCAACATCTTCAACCTCAACGGCGGCCACCCGGTCTACGTGGTCTTCGACATCGGCTCCTCCGGCCAGCACTCCGACGCCACCGCGTGGGTAGCGTTCCAGTGGATCAACGGCAAGCACTTCATCTACGACTGCGGCGAGGGTCACGGCAAGTCGCTGCCCGAGTACGTCGACGTGCTGCAGACCAAGCACTACTTCAACCAGATAGCCCAGATCATCCTGCCCTGGGACGGCGAGCACCACGAGAAGGCCGTGAACACCACGCCGGCCGACATGCTCAAGCAGCGGTTCCCCAACGTCTCCGTGCTGGCCAAGTCCAACAAGGTCTACAAGATCCCCGGCTCGCGCCAGGGTGACTACGACCTGGTCACCGACATCCAGCAGACTCGGCTGGCGATGTACAACATGATCGTCCACGGCTCGGCCTCGAACGAGATCCGCACCGACGGCGGCATCATCATCCCGAACCGTGACGCAGGCAACTGCCAGTGGCTGCTCGAATGCTTCGAGAACTACAAGTACGAGTTCAACACCAAGCTGCAGCAGTGGACCGAGAAGCCGCTCCACGACAAGCACTCCAACATGATGGACGCCGTGCGCTACATGGTGCAGGCGACCAAGGAGCTCGAGTACTTCGGCGGCCAGTTCTTCGAGCAGCCGGGCGGTGTCGCCGCCACAACCGGTGTCGACTACGAGCAGGACTGGTCAGGGGTGTGGAAGCGATGAGCAGGACCAGCATCCGCCAGGCGCTGCAGCACGTGGCCAACTACCCCGAGCCGCTGAACGACGACTTCGTCAACACCCCGGTGTGGGAGCTGATCGCGCGCCAGCTCTTCACCATCGCCAACAGCCCGGACCCCCGTGTCCGTGGCTCCTCGACCAGAGCCAACAAGGCGCGCAAGCAGATCCTCGACCGGATGGACGGCAAGCGCCGCACCGGCACGACACCTCCGGTGCACGACGGACGTACGCTCGAGTTCTTCGACATGACGGGCGGTGAGATCAGTGCACCTGCATCAGCCACGCAAGACTGACCTCGGCCTGTGGGCCATCGTCCTGCTGTTCGGCGTGCCCTGTCTGCTCGGGCTGCTCTACTGCCTGGCCCTGATCATCAACGTCATCTACTTCGGAGGAGGGTCCGCGTGTCCGCAGAACTTGTGCTAGGCGGATCCAACATCCAGCGGAAGTACCGGCACCGGATCCCCGAGCTTCACCGTGCGAGCATCGACACCCGGATCCAGTGGTTATGGAATCAGCGGTTCGGCACCGTGCAGATGGTGTTCAAGGAGAGCCCCGACGTCCTGGACGTGACGGCCGCGACGTTGATCCTCCAAGCCCTCATCGGTCACGACCTCGACTCGATCATCCAGATGTTCCAGCGACTCGAGGGTGGAGCCATCGCCGACGACAAGATCGCCGACGACACACTCGTGGTCTAGCGCCGGGCCGATCTGCGGGCCCTGCGCCACAGAATGCGGGCTTGGGGGCGCTGGCAGACCTCACAGGTACACGAGGCCCGGTGACGCAGTGTGGCGTCGTCAGGCCGTGTGAGGGGCATCAGGCGTTCATCGTCCGGTAGCACGTTCAGCGGCAGGAACCAGCGGGTGTGGAACCGTACCGCCCGGGGATCGGCCGGCCGGTTCACACCGTTGACCCGCTCGGAGGCTGGCACGGGCTTGTAGCGCACGCCGTTGGTGTAGACCCGGGTGCCGTCCGGAAGGACCTCACGCACGGGGCTCATGCTCGCGCCCGTCGAGACTGTGGTGGATGATCTGCCAGCCCATGCTGCCGTCGTCACGAGGCACCGGCACCGTGGTCGGGCCGCACACGCAGTCGTGGAAGGTGTGCTCGATCGTGTCGTCCTCCGGCATCGTGTGCACGTCACCGGCGCTCACGGGTTCAGCGTCCCCTCGGTGTACTCGGTCCACAACGTCAGCGTCAGCGGGCGGTGCCGCTTGATCAGGTACCCGACCCTCACCCGGTAGGCGTTGTTGATCTTCCGCCCGGCGATGTAGGTCATGTACGGCTTGCCGAAGTAGTGGCGCAGGATCTGGTTGATCTTGCGCAGGTCGGCCTGGGCAGAGCCACCTTCGGCCATCAGCTCGGCGACCTTGATCCCCGTCGCCCACTCGTAGATCATCACCGCCGCCACCCGGTGCCCGTGCCGGGGCGAGAGGTTCCGCAGGAACTTGCGCGTCTCCCGCTCCCACTGCACCAGGTGCGGGTTCTCCTTGATGAGGTACTTGTCTTTCGTCAGTGGCATCTTCGCTCGTTGTGAGTCCGGAAGTACCAGCTGGTCAAGGCGAGTTGACCCCGCAGCCTCGCGGGCCGTGCTCGGCACGCGAGTTCTGTCAGCCCTCTCCTTGCTGAAGCTCTTCTTCAAACTCTCCTCAACCTCAGTCAGGAGACTCTTGCTCGGCTCGGGGCTCATGACAAAAATTTTTTCACAAAAAAGAGAGTGATCCTACCCGGAGGTAGGACCACTCTCTTCTCAGGGATCTATGAGACCTGACGCGATCGCCTTGGCGAGAGCAGCTTCGCTCCGTGCCTCAGCATCAGCGATCTCCTCGTTCCTCATCTCTTCCTGGTGCTCAGGACTGCTGCACACCAGGTCATAGATAGGACCAGGCAAGCCGGGTCCACAGATCGCAGCGACCATGCGCCGCTTCATCGGTGCACCACACTCACAGGTGTCGCTCATCTCTTCTTCGCCCTCACCTTGCGACCGCGTGCCACACGAGCCGCGGCGTACTTGTTCTGCTCGGCGACCTTCTTCTTGCAGCCGCCGCAGAGGAACGACCCCAGCACGTGAGGCCGCTGCTCACACCGTAGACACGGTGCATGGATCCGCTTCTGTGGCATCAGGTCGCCCCCGTTGCGATGAACTCCGCCAGCGCGAGGACCTTGTGGGTCCACTGCGCCTTCGTGTCCACGGTCACGTTGTAGCTCGTGCCGTAGATCAGGTGCGCAGCAGCCTGCAGCGAACCGAGCCGGCGCCGCTGCTCGATCGTCAGGTCGGACCGAGGGATCTTGTTGGTCACGTCACTCACGACACCACCTCGTAGCCCTCGACCACCAGCACGCCGGTGCAGTGGAACTCCTGCTTCCGCCCTGGCGACAGCTCCATGTCGACGCAGATGCAGGGGTTGGCCTCACACGTGCACGGCACGACGACGCCCTTGGGCCTCGCGGTGTGACCGTGCGGCGGGTGATCCACCATCTTCCCGCAGTGCTGCTCCTCCTCGGCCTTCACGGCTGCTTCGCCTTGTGCTCGAGGTACATGTCGACAGCCTCGTCGACCACCATCACGTCGAGCTCAGCCTGCTTGCTGAGCCACTCCGCAAAGAGGATGAGCTCCTCGCGGAGTATCTTCTCCTCGGTCGTCACGGCTTGACCGCGTACCGGTCGATG